GCACTAAACGAGTTAGCTCAAGATGGAATACCTCAAAAATATAGAAAAGGTGATACAGGAGACCAATCAGACTTGGACTCCACCACCCAATCTGAAGATAAGTAACTGGGCAGATACCTACAGAAGATTATCACCTGAGTCTTCAGCAGAAGCTGGTCAGTGGAGAACTGATAGAGCACCATTTCAAAGAGAGATAATGGATTCTTTCAATGACCCTGATATACAGCGAATTGTGTTCCTTAAATCTTCGCAAGTTGGTGCTACCGAAATTTTATTAAATGTTATTGGTTATTACATAGACCAAGACCCAGCACCATTACTGATAATGCAACCAACACTTCAGATGGCTCAAGCATTTAGTAAAGATAGATTAGCTATGATGATTCGTGATTCTGAAAAGATAAGGGATTGTGTTAAAGACCCAAGAAGTAGAGATAGTGGTAATACAGTTTTATCTAAAAAGTTTGCTGGTGGTAATCTAAACATTGTTGGTTCTAATTCTGCATCAGGATTAGCATCAAGACCAATAAGAATTGTTTTAGCAGATGAGTGTGATAGATATGAAGCATCAGCAGGTGCAGAAGGTGACCCAATATCACTAGCAACAAAGAGAACAACTACTTTTTGGAATAAGAAGATTTATCTATGCTCTACCCCAACAATAAAAGGGTTATCAAGAATAGAAACAGCTTTTGAAGAATCAGATAAGCGTTACTATCATGTACCTTGTCCTGAATGTAATCATAAACAGGTCTTAAAATGGAAAAACGTAGTTTGGGAAGAAGATAAACCTGAAACAGCTAATTATGCATGTGAAGAATGTGGTTCTATTATTGATGAGTCTAAAAAGCAATGGATGTTAAAGAATGGTGAATGGATAGCATCAGCACCTAAATCAGATACAGCAGGATTCCATATATCTGAGCTATATTCACCTTGGTCTACTTGGGCGGATATGGCTAAATCATTTCTTGAAGCTAAAAAGAATCCTGAAATGCTAAAGACTTGGGTAAATACTGCTTTAGGCGAATCTTGGGAAGAGCAAGGAGAAGCTGTTGAATATGAAACACTATTAGAACGCAGATTGAATTATGATTATACGACTATACCTGAAGATGTATTAGTTTTAACTGCTGGTGTTGATACACAGAAAGATAGATTAGAACTGCAATTAGTGGGATGGGGTAAGAATTATGAAGCGTGGGTCTGTGACTATAAGATATTTTGGGGTGACCCAAATGCTCAGAATGTTTGGTCAGATTTAGATGCTTACCTAAAAAAAAGATTTAAGACTGAATCTGAAAGATTAATACCTATATCATGTTGCACTGTTGACTCAGGTGGACATCATACCAACATGGTTTATCAATTTACCAAACCAAGACAAGCTAGAAGAATATTTGCAATCAAAGGTTTATCTCAAGCTGGTAAACCAATAGCCAATAGACCTACATTTGTTGGCAAAAATAGAGCAGTACTTTATGGTGTTGGTACAGATAGTGCAAAAGAAGCCATATTTGCTAGATTATCTACTGAACCTGAAAGCACTACTCTTCATTTTTGCTCAGACCTTGATGAAGAGTACTTTAAACAGCTAACAGCAGAAAAAAGAATCACAAAGTTTGTAAGAGGTAGAAAATCACTGGTTTGGAAGCAAATTAGACCAAGAAACGAAGCATTAGATACATTGGTTTATAACTTTGCTGCTATTTATATTTTAAATCCTAACTATGACTCTATTGAGAACAAAATACTTACTCAAGAGTCACAACCGCAACAAAAAAGGCAAAATAGACCACAAAAAGGCATAAATAGGGGTAATTTCGCTACTTCTTGGAAAAGTTAATATTTTTACAATTCAATATTGACAATACCCTAATAAACCTTAGTGTTAGATGTAGATATATCTAAAACATTTATGAGGTTTTTGCTTGAGCAACAAATTTGATTCAACAAACTATCCATCTCAAGTTCCTACTGAATTGCAGTTGGGAGACTTTTGGGCATGGAAAAGAGACGATTTATCAGAAGACTATCCAGTAGCATCTTATTCATTATCTTATGAATTTAATTTAATTGATGGGTCTACAGCTTCTAACTTTACAGTAGAAGCTACTGAGTCTAATGATACTTATATCATAGAAGTAAGTAGCACTTCTTCTTATACAAAAGGCAACTATAATTGGGTTTCTTATATAACTAGAACATCTGATTCAGCAAGAGTTAAATTAGAAGAAGGATTTGTAGAGATACAAGACAATTACGCTACCACATCAGCTTCAGTTAGAAGTCATGCAAAAATTGTTTTAGACTCAATAGAAGCTGTTATAGAAAACAGAGCAAATATTGACCAATCATCTATGTCTATAGCTGGAAGGTCATTATCAAGAATGTCTATAGACGAACTTTTAACTTTTAGAGCTAGATATAAGGCTGAATACTTAAAAGAAGTTAAACAATTAAGAATTAAAAACAAAAGAGGGTCAGGAAATACACCCAAGGTAAGGTTTGTAAAATAATGGCATGGTATAACAGAATATTAGGTATTAATCAGCCTAAAAAGAAAAAAAGACAAGCATATAGAAGAAGTTACGCTGGTGCTAATACTGGTAGACTGTTTGCAGATTTTATAACCACCTCAACTAGTGCTGATGCTGAAATAAAAGATAACATAAGAATACTCAGAGATAGAGCAAGAGAGTTAGCAAGGAACGATAGCTATATTGCAAGATACCTTAACCTGATGGTGTCTAATGTTATCGGTAAGCATGGCATAAGAGTTAGTAGCAAAAGTCGAAATGACAATGGTTCATTAGACCTTGCTGCTAACCAGCTCATTGAGTCAGCTTGGAAGGAATGGTCAAAGGTTGGTAATTGTACAACTAATGGAAGGTTATCATTCTTAGATTGTCAAAAGATATTTATTGAATCTTTATGTAGAGATGGTGAGGTTTTAATAAGAAAGATAAAGGACAGCAATTCTCCTTTTGGTTTTCAATTACAGTTTTTAGAAGCAGACCACTTAGATGAGAACAAAAACGATGTCTATAAAGCCACAGGTAATCGTATCAAGATGGGTGTTGAGGTAGATAAATATGATAAGCCAGTGGCATATCACTTATACAAAGACCATCCATACGATAGGGTTTACTTAGCTCAAGCACAACACATTAGAGTTCCTGCTGATGAGATTATCCATGCTTACCTACCTACTAGAGCAGAACAAACTAGAGGTGTTTCTTTGGTTGCTACAGCAATGGCTAATGTGAAGATGTTAAATGGTTATTTAGAAGCAGAAATAGTTGCAGCTAGAGTTGGTGCATCTAAAATGGGTTTCTTTACTTCACCTGATGGTGATGGATATGTTGGTGATGGTGAATACGAAGATACCTTTAATCCAACAATGAATGCACAAGCTGGTGTATTTGAACAATTACCTCAAGGTATGGACTTCAAAGCATTTGACCCTACACACCCAACATCTGCTTTTGATTCATTTACAACAAGTGTACTAAGAAGTATTGCATCAGGTTTAAATATTTCTTACCACTCATTATCTAACGACTTAACTTCAGTTAATTACTCTAGTATCAGGCAAGGTGCTTTGGAAGATAGGTCTATGTATCAGATATATCAACAATTTGTTATTGAGCATTTTGTGAACCCAGTATTTCAATCTTGGTTAGAGATGTCTATATCTACAGGTTACATCAATCTACCAATGGGTAAGTTTGATAAATTCTCCAACTCAGTAAACTTCATACCTAGAAGTTTTGCTTGGATTGACCCATTGAAAGAAATGCAGTCAAACGTACTCGGCTTACAAAATGGAACAATAAGCTATTCAGATATTGCTGCAGCTTATGGTAGGGATACTGAAGAATTATTTGAACAACATCAAAAAGAGATAGAACTAGCTAAACAATATGGTATTGAACTAGCCTATCAACCATTTGGTTCTAAATTGCCAGTAGAAGCCAATATACAAGGCGGAGATAACGAAGATGAGTAATCCTACTCAGGGCATGAAAGAAGAAGCTCAGAGAGGTTTAGATTGGCGTGAAGAGTATGGTAGAGGTGGTACTAGGGTAGGTGCTATAAGAGCAAGACAAATAGTAGCTGGTGAAAATCTATCTGATGAAACTATCAAAAGAATGTATAGCTTCTTCAGTAGGCATGAAGTAGACAAACAAGCTGAAGGATTTAAACAAGGTGAAGAAGGCTACCCTTCAAATGGCAGAATAGCTTGGGCATTATGGGGTGGTGATGCAGGTTATTCTTGGTCAAAAAGATTGGTAGAACAAATGAAGAAAGAAGATGAAAGACAAACAAGTTTTGATTCGCAAGAATCAGAAAAACATCCTTTATTAACAAATGAAGAGGAGAAAACTATGGATAAAACTGATAGACATATCCTCAATGTTAGTGAAACAGACGATAAAGTTATTGTTGAATTTGCGAAGCATGAGGATGTAGAACATGAAGGTGATGAAGTAGAAACAACTGATGAAGTCTCTATGCTTGAATCAGATGAAGAAGAAAGAAAAGTGATTGATATGCCTATGAAATATAGAACTATTGATTTATCTAAGGCTTCTTACATTGATGAAGAAAGCAGAAGGGTTAGAGTTGGTGTTTCTAGTGAAGAGCCAGTTGAAAGAAGTTTTGGTATGGAAGTACTAGGACATTCTGCTGATGATATAAACATGGAGTTTATAAACTCAGGAAGAGCACCATTATTACTTGACCATGACATGGAAAAGCAAATTGGTGTAATTGAAGAATTCAAATTAGATGAGACAGCAAAAAGGACAACTGCTGTAGTTAGGTTTGGTAAATCTGCTTTAGCTCAAGAAATATTTGAAGATGTGGCTGATGGTATACGTATGAACATTTCAGTTGGCTACAGAGTCGATAAATTAACTAGAATGAACAAAGATGATGAGAATTACTATAAAGCTCAATGGACACCTATGGAAGTTTCTTCTGTATCCGTTCCTGCTGACCAGTCAAGACTTGTTGGAGTTGGTCGTTCTAAAGATAAACAAAATATTAACAATATAGAGGTAATAACAATGGAAAATAAAGATATTAATCTTGACGAAGTTAGAACTCAAACTATTGATGAAGCTAAAGCTGAATTTAAAAGAAACTCAAAAGAGATTATAGATTTAGCAGCTAGACACAATAAAAGAGATTTAGCTGACAAAGCGATTGCTGATGGTATCTCTGTTGAAGAATTTAGAGGCGTATTGCTAGAAAATATTTCTAACAACACTCCACTAGAAACTCCTTCAGAAATCGGCATGACTAAAGAAGAAGTAAGGGAATTTAGCCTAGTAAGAGCTATTCGAGCTATGGCTAATCCAAGCGATAGAAGAGCACAAGAAGAAGCTGCATTTGAATTTGAATGTTCTGCTGAAGCTGCTAGACAATATGGTAAAGATGCTCAAGGTATCATGCTACCTGCTGAAGTTCTAAGCAACTGGGGTAAAAGGGATGCTGACGTGACTGATAATGCTGGTCTAGTTGCTGAAGATTACAAAGGCTCAGATTTTATTGATATTCTCAGAAATGAGTCTTCAGTAATGAGAGCTGGTGCTACTATGCTTAGAGGATTACAAGGCAATGTTGTAATACCTAAGAAAACTGCTACTGCTGCAGCAGGTTGGATTGCTACTGAAGGTGGTACTTCAGCTTCTGAACAGCTAGAAGTTGGTTCAGTTACTATGTCACCTAAAGTAGTTGGTGCACATACAGATGTAACTAGATTATTACTACAACAATCTTCATTAGATGTTGAGAATTTAATCAGAGATGACTTAACAAAATCTATAGCTACTGCTATTGATTTAGGTGCTTTAGCTGGTTCAGGTTCAAGTGGTCAGCCTACAGGTATTGCTAATACTTCAGGTATTAACACTACTACTTTTGCTGCTGCTAACCCAACATGGGCTGAGATTGTTGCTATGGAATCTGCTGTTGCTGCTGAAAACGCATTAGCTGGTTCTTTAAGCTACATTTGTAGACCTGCTGACTTTGGTACTTTGAAAACAACTGAAAAGGCTACTGGTACTGCTCAGTTTGTTGTATCTCCTGATAACACTATGAATGGTTATGATGTAATCAGAAGTAATCAAGTAACAAGTGGTGATTTCTACTTTGGTAACTTTGCAGACTTATTAATTGGTATGTATGGCGGATTAGATATAACTGTAGATGCTTATAGCTTAAGTCAATCAGGTGGAGTAAGAATTGTTGCTCTACAAACTGTTGACACTGCTGTAAGACACGCAGTATCTTTCTGTAAATCTTCAGACTAATTAACTGATGCTTAAATGGAATGGGGGTAGTAATACCCCCAACTTAAATATGAAAAAATACTTAATAACAAGCGATACAATCGCAGATGGTAAAAAGGTACATGCAGGTGATGTTGTTGAATTGCCTGAATACATTGGACGTGAACTTTGCTCTTATAAGAAAGCAGAGGTTCATGTAGCAAAACCTAAAGCCAAAAAAGAAGATAGAAGCGTAGGCTTAAAAACTTCTAAAGTAAAAGCTACTAAAACTAGAGCTAAAAAATAAATCATGCCGTTAGAGAGTGCTTTAGACTTTAATTCTTATGTAGATACCACAACAGGGCATGGTGTTAGTGGTTTTTTTATTGAAGTTCAAAGTGCTTTATGGGATTCAAGATTAAGATTGATTGATACTTGGTATGATATTGATTCAGGTGATTCTTATCCTATAAATTTAATAATAGACCAAGAGTATTTTGCTATAGGTGGAGGTACTGTTGATGTGGATGGATTTCAACCAAGAGCAATAATAAAATCATCTGATGCACCGCATATATCTCAAGGAGATAGACTTTTAGTAAATGCAATTACTACAAACAAAGGGAACACTTTAGTTCCGCAAACATTTTTCACAATTCAAACAGTAGAGCCTGATAATACAGGTTTAATTTCATTGGTTTTAGAGGAAGAATAATGTCTCAATTCATGCTTGAAACTGAAGAAGATATGTTAGGTTATCTTGATGCCGAGTATGGTCATGGAATTGATGCTGTTTATACAAGGAATGGCACATCTTCTAATATTGTAATCATTTTAAATAATGAATATGTTGAGCAAGATTTAGGAGTTGGTGTAGAAGCACTTAAACCAATGGCAACTTGTAGAAGTATAGATATTCCAAATGTATCTTATGGAGATACTTTGAACGCCAGTGCTATAAAAGATACGAATGGGAATATATTAAAAGCAGCACAAGACTATACAATAGTTAATGTGCAAAAAGACAGAACAGGATTCACTGTTTTAATGTTAGAGGAAATATAGTGGCAAATCATATAAGACAACAAATACGAGAATATTTTGGTACTACTTTAACTGGATTATCAACAACTGGTTCTAATGTCTATGAATCAAGAATCTATCCAATAGAAAACTCTAAGTTACCAGCATTGGTTATATATACAAAGTCAGAAACATCAGAACCTATTGTTATAGGTACTGACAGAGTTATGAGTAGAGAATTATCAGTAGTGGTAGAAGGATATGCAAAAGCCACTAGTGACTTTGATGATACGATTGATACAATAAGTAAAGAAGTTGAAAAAGCAATAGCTGCTGACAGGACTCTTGATGGTAAGGCAAAAGACACTTACCTTGAATCAACTGAAATAGAGTTTAATGGTGAAGGTGAAAAACCACTAGGATATGTGAGTTTAACCTTTTTAACTAATTACTATGTTCAGGAAACTAATCCTGATGTAGCAGTATAATAGGAGATAATTATGAAATTAATTAGTCCAAATGGTAAAGTTTCTATAATAGCTCATCCCTCAAAAGTTGAGTCATTAAAGAATATGGGTTGGAAAGAAGAAGCAGTCCAGTCGAAAGACAAAATTAAATCTTCTTCTAAGAAAAAGTCGAAAGACGAGGTAGAAAATGGCAACACATAAAGGAAGTGAAGGAACTGTTAAAGTCGGTTCAAATGCTGTAGCTGAAATTAGGTCTTACTCAATCGAAGAATCTGCTGATACTTTAGAAGATACTTCAATGGGTGATTCTGCTAGAACTTATAAATCATCATTGACTTCTTTCTCAGGAAGTTTAGATGTATTTTGGGATGAGACTGATACTTCAGGTCAAGGTGCTTTAACTATTGGCTCAGAAGTAACACTTAATGTATATCCTGAAGGCGATACAGCAGGTGATACTTATTATACTGGCACAGCTATTGTTACTGGTGTTTCAAGAAGTGCATCATTTGATGGATTGGTTGAAGCAAGTGTTTCAGTACAAGGTACTGGTGCATTGACATCAACAACAGTATAAGACGATGTCAGTAATAGATAACGCAAAAAAGCATTTTGCAGAGCAAGATGTCAAAGTAATCGAAGTGCCTGAATGGGGTGAAGATGATAAACCTCTAAGAATATTCAGTAAGCCATTGACGTTAGCTGAAACTTCTAAACTTTATAAAATGAGTAAAGAAGATGATTTAACGATGATGGCTTATGTTCTTATATACAAAGCATTAGATGAGAATGGAGATAAGTTATTTGATTTAGGTGATAAAAATGCCTTATTAAATAGCGTTGATAGAGAAGTATTAGTAAGCGTTGCTACAAAAATTATGGGTCAAGAACCCATTGAGGAAACGAAAAAAAACTAATAAAGGATACTAATTTATATGTGCAATATGCACTAGCTGAAAAACTTGGAAAGACCTTAGAGGAACTCCAACAAATTAGTGTCCAAGAATATCAAGGATGGATAGCTTACTTAGAGTTAGCTGAAGAGAAAAGACAACATGGCAAATAAAAAAGTAAAGTTTGAATTAACCGCAGTTGATAAAACCAAAGCAGCATTTGATAAGGTTACTAAAGGTCTTAAAGGTGTTGGCTCTGTAGCTGGTAAAGCTAGTATGGGTATAGCTAAGGTAGGATTAGCTGCTACTGCTTCTGCAACTGCTTTAGCTGCATTAGTTAAGGTTAATGTAGACTTTATGGATAAGCTAGGTAAAACAGCTTCTAAGCTAGGTATAGAGGTTGAATTTTTACAAGCTATGCGATTTGCTGCAGAGCAAACAGGTGTAAAAGTAGAAGCTCTTGATATGGGTCTACAAAGATTCATAAGAAGAGCAGCAGAAGCTGCACAGGGTACAGGAGAAGCTAAAAGAGCTTTTGAACAGTTAGGAATAGAGCTTACTGACGATAATGGTAATTTAAAGGATACTAGAGATTTATTTTTTGAAGTAGCAGATGGTATAGCCAATGCAACTATTTCAGCAGAACAAGTAAGGCTATCTTTTAAATTTTTTGATTCTGAGGGTGTTGCTTTAGTAAATACTTTAAAAGAAGGCTCTAAGGGTTTAAGAGAATTTGAGCAAGAAGCAGAAAATCTAGGAATTATTATAAGTAGACAAAGTATTGCAAAAGCTGAAATGTTTGCTAATTCTATAAATATACTTAAAAAACAAATTACAGCTATATCAGCAAATATAACTGCTGCATTTATTCCTGCTCTTAATGATGTTTCTGAAAAACTAAAAATAATATTAGCTGATATGAAGGGTGGTGAGACTACCTTTGAAAACTTTGGTAAGGATTTGGCTGTTGGTATTCTTACATTTATGAGAACTGCATTTGTAGGCTTTGTTGAGTTTATGAATGGCATAAAAAAACAAATAGCTGACTTTTCACAGACCAAAATTGGAAAAATGATTTTTCCTGAAATGGCGGATGAACAAGCAAAGCTAAGAGCAGATTTTAAAGAAACAGGTAAAGAGCTAGATAAGTTAAATAAATTACTAGATAGACCCGACCTCTTCAATAGATATAAGGGTGGTGTTTTTGAATTAGGTGCAACAATTGCAAAAACTAAAAATGAATTAAAAGGCATTGAGTCACAATTAGAAGGAATAGACCCTGAAGATAATGATTTTATAAAAGCATTTGATGCAATGATTGCTAAGGTTAAAGATTTTAATCTTGAGATAGATGACCCTAAAAAAGATGACCCATTAGGCACTAAAAAAATGTCTGAAGGAGTTTCAAAATTTAAAGATAGTCTAGGTGCAACTGATTTAGCTATTGAAAATCTAACAATAAACACAATGAAAAAGTTTGAAGATACTTTAATTGAAGGTCTTAAGAATGGTAAATTAGCATTTCAAGATTTTGCAAATTATGCAATAGAGCAAATGTTAAGGATAGCTTTACAAGAAGCAATAATAGCACCCATGACTGGTGGTGTAGAATCTTTCTTTAAGGGAATATTTGGCAAAAAAGCATTAGGTGGTGCAGTAAACGCAGGTAAACCTTACATGGTAGGTGAATCAGGTAGAGAATTATTTATACCAAATCAAGGTGGACAAATTGTAAGCAATCAAGATTTAAAAGGTATTAATTCAACACAAACAGCACCAGTAGTAAACTTCAACATATCAACAGTTGATGCTGCTGGATTTGACCAGTTATTAGCATCAAGAAAAGGACTTATAACATCAATTATTAACAATGCCATGAATACTCAAGGCAAAATGGGGGTCGTATAATGTCAGGACAATTTCCAACAGACCCAAACTTTAAGTCATTAGTATTCACAGACAATAGACCTATATTATTAAACCAAACACTATCAGGTAAAAAATCCGCAAGACAAATAGGTGCACAATACTTTTCTTTTACAGTACAAATGCCACCAGTTGACCAATTAAAAGCACAGGAAATATTTGCATTTTTATCTAAACAAAAAGGTGGCTATGAAAACTTTACTATTGCAGCACCACTAAACAACAAAGGAAATAGTCATAGTGAAACTGATATTGTTGTTAATGGTGCAACATCAGCAGGTGCAAGTGCTGTACCTATGGATGGTTTTTCGCATACTAACCATGCATTAAGAGCAGGTGACTTGATTAAATTTGCAGGTCATTCAAAGGTTTATATGGTGCAGGATGAAGTAACTGCATCAGGTGGTAGTGCTACAGCAAACATACAACCAAACTTAGTTGCTAATGTTGCTGATGATGAAGCTGTTACAACTAACAAACCACTTTTTAATGTTTATCTTGCAAATGATGAAATTAGATACACCACAGACATAAGTGGTTTCTACAACATTTCTTTTGATGTAAGAGAGGTCATTGAGTAATGCCAAGAAGTTTATCAACAGCATTACAAACTCAAGTATCTGCTCAACAAACCAAAACAGCTTTTCTTGTAGAACTAAATTTATCTACTGTTATAAGACTAACTGACTTTTATAGAGACGTTACTTATGATTCTAATTCTTATGAAGCTGGTGGTTCTTTTCTAGCGGTTGATACAACTACTGAAACAGGGCAACTACAAGTCAATGACATAAACTTATCTTTTTCTAATGTTACTAATCAAGTAAGACAGCTTGTAAGAACTGGTGCTTTTACTGATAAGGTTGTTAATGTTTATGTAGCTTACTTTGATGTTAATGAAGATATTGTAGGTGCTATAAATTACTTTACTGGTCAAATTAAAAACGTAAATATCACAGAGAATATAGATAGCGGTGTTTTAAATATTAGCGTTGCTTCTCATTGGGCAAACTGGAATTTAACAAAAGGCAGACATTATTCAGATGAATCACAACAATCAGTATATTCAGGTGATAGAGGTTTAGAATATGCTACACAAACTAAATCAGATGTAAGGTGGGGTAGTTAATGGTTCTTGGTGCTATTCTAGGATTTTTTGCTGGTATAGGTGTTGGAACTGGTGCTGTAGCTGTAATTACAGGTGCTCTAACACTTGCTACTTTTGCTGTAGGAGTTAAAGGCTACTTACAAATGAGAGATATGTTAGCTAAAGGTCAAGACATTATGGCTAACAAGACTGCTGCAGGTGGCAAGATACCAGTTATCTATGGAACTAGAAGAGTAGGTGCACAAGTAGTTTACATGGATACTAAGTTTAATAGGTCAAAAGACTTGTTTG